ATCAGCACCACCCCTAGCGGGAGATGGATTAGTAACTACCAATGTAGCTTCGGCTGTAGTGGTATTAGATACACCATCAGGAGTTACTATTTGAGATACTACAGATAAATCATCCGACGCGACATTTGATTCTACACCACCACCAACACGATAAGTTATTGTTAAAGTTGTGTTTGCTGGAACTTCACCTAATGAACTATAAAGCATACTCGGTGTAACCGAATTCCAATCATCTGGGATATCTCCACCATATAAAGCGTTAATATTTTGACTATCGTCCCAAATTTGTTCTAATATAGATTCACCATTTGAAGCATTTCTAATAGTACCATTACCGAAAACTAAACTCATCGTACCGTCTTCATCTGTTTCTGTAGTGAATTTTTTATTGACAAATATACTCTCATCTAATTTTGAAGGAGCAGCTACAAATGATTGTGAAGCTTCGGATGTGTACTGATATAAATCTTCAGCCGAGTTATCTGTTCCAGCATAATATTTTTCTTGAAAAATTTTATCTTGAGCTAAATAATCTACTTCATACCAGGTACCACCATGATTATCGGTTACACTAACTACATCGACTACATTATTATCAGGTAAATTTATTTTAAGAAATGGTGAACTATCCCCAACTTTTATATTGTAAGTTTTACTCCTACCGGATATACCATATACACTTCTCGTTATTTGATATTTATTAGTCAATCCATCTGAATTCTGTGAGTAGGGTATATACTCATCGTGAAGTTCGGCGGATCCACTTACTCTAAAATCTAAATTTTCTAATGTTTCAAATACTATTTCAGAATTAGATTTTGATTGTACTTTTGATCCTTTACCTATAATCAATGCATCATCCCAATTAGGAGGTTCTCCTGGATTTTTAGCATCTAATAATTGTCTAAATTCTAATAAAGCAATAGAAGGTACTATAGATTTTGGATTATATCCTAATGTTTTTGATATATTAATCATATTTCTTTTTTCTTCAGCTAAAGGTAAAAGTTGTTCCTTGAATTGTTGATCAATATAAAAAGATAAGGAGTCTCCTATATAAGCAGTCATTTCAAGTAACATCATACCAGGTGAAGTTTCATTAAAATCTTTATAACTATCACCGAAATATTCTTTAGCATAAGATATTAAATCTTTTTTAATCGATAAAAAATCTCTGTTTATGTATTTTCTTTTTTTTATTAATTCTTCAGTATTTTTTTTATAATTATATGTTGACATTTTATATCTCCACTTGAACTGATTCTATTTGAGAGGGATTACTTCTCATATAAAATTTCACTTGAATATTTATTGTATTTGTATTACTATCAGATGATATATCCAAATCATTTAAACCCACAAATGGTAACCAAAATTTAAATGTTGATTGTAAATCTTCTCTTATTAAATAAATAACATCTTCTGTAATATTTTCGAATAAAAATTCATCTAAATTTAAACCTAAACTCGGATTCATTACTCGTTCACCTTTACGGGTCAAAATTAAATTTCTAATGTTTTCTTTAGTAGCATCTAAAGATGTATCCGTAGACTCAAAATAGCCATCACTACCTTCAGATTTTCCTAAAGGTAATTTCAGCCCTATATATTGTTTTTTCTCTTTTCTCCTGACTGGATTTTTTATATCTTTTATTTTATCTTTATCTATTACTATTGCCATTTTATTTTCCTATTATTCTTTTTTCTCACCAGGAAACCACTTAACAACTGTGTGTGAAGCATGCCCCTGTGAGGTTGATTTGCCTTCATAAGGTGTATCAATTACTGCTTGCCCTTCAACGGTTAGTTTACCTTCTGGTGAATCTAACCCCGCATTCGACTTTAAATCAATTGGAACTTTTACCCCATCAGATCCAAGGTCAGCTTTTTTTATAGCAAGTTCAACAATACTTACCAATTTACCAAAAGCACCACCTGTTAATGAATTCAATATAGGTTTTACTTTACTCATCATCAAACCAGTAGGACCAGCAGTTGTTTCAGGAGTAACTGATCCAACAACATCACCATCGGTTTTAATTCTTTTAACATCCAATGGTGGATTCATTTTAACTATTCTAAATTCTTGTTTCGAGATAAATTCCTCAATAGCAGCTGCCATTTCTTTAGCATATCCAGTACTATCCGTTCCCCCTTCACCTGGAGTGATATTATTGTTTATAGCTATTTCAAGTTTTTTAGCTAATCCAGAATTATTACTAGTACCCGATTCACTTTCTTCGACTTCTTCAGTAGATTCAACCGTAACAGGTTCTTCGGGTATATTAAATTTTCTACTACCTTCATAAAATATTTCACCATCAATATTATATGCAATATCCCAATAGTAATCAACTCCAGGTGAAAAGAGAGATAACGAAGGCCCCCCTGAGTAAGGTACTTTTCCGTTTTTAAATGTTTCCCTATCTAATACCACATTCCACATCCACGATGGAGCTTTTTCTGGACTCATTTCAGCTGAACATGCTATCGTATAAGTTTGAGCATCATCATCAACCTGTGAGTCGTACATCCATTCAAATTTTATCGTAGGAGAAGATTCTTCATAAATGGTAATTGGAACTGTTCCATTAGGGTAATTTAAATTAGCCATTATTATCCACCTCTACTAGATTTTGCTTTTTCATCCACCTTTTTAAGTAATTTACTATAATCTCTATTTAATACATCCTCAAGTTCTTTAGGTGGAGGTGCACCATTTTTACCAACGGTTGTTTGAGCTATATTTGGACTACCACCCATCACATCACCATAAGATGATTGCATCACCTGGTTTATTTTACTAGAATCAAATGTTTGACCGCCCATATTTTTCCATTCTTCCATACTACCATCATTAGCAGTTTCGTTGAGAATATCATTCAATACCGGATTGTCCGAAAATTTCTTTTTAGTATTATTATTGTTAACTTTTTTAACATTGTGTTGAGAATTTTCATTCACCTGAACTGGTTGTTTCAATTCAGTTATCACTTCGTGAATTGCCATAGCGACTTCTTCTCTAACTATTTTTCTTATAACACTTGACAATTTATCTTTACTTATTTTGGCCATAAAACCCCCCTATTATATTATTTATGATGTAGTAGTATCGCTATTACCAGCCGCACCCCTACCAGTTTTAATCATTTTTTCTGGTGCATTATTTACTTCCATATAATGATACCAGCTTAGACATTTATTCAATTCATTCTTTATAGTTTGTAATTCTTTCCATCCTGGAGATACAGCTTTTTTATCACTTATAGACCAAGATATCGCGTTGGGTTGTACTCCACCAACATAACATTTACCTATAGCATCTATAGTTCTTCTAAGTAAATCAAGTAATTGATTACCTAAAACTAAAGGTTCAGCCGTTGGTTTTCCTTTAGCAGGCCCTCCCCAACCAATATACACATTTTTAGATTCAATTCTTGTAAGTCCTCTTGAAAAAATATTAACATCTCCAGCAGCACCGATATCTACATCAAATTGTGAAGATAAAATTGTAGATCCAGTTCTAGAACCAAAAACTAACTTATCACTCATTATTAATACTTGTGAATCTGAAAAATCATCAAATGGTAAAAGTCTTGGATTTTCATTTTTCAAATCATTAGAAGGTAATACAAATGGCTTCTTTATAGCATCAAAATTTTCAGCTATACTTCCTTTATCAATCATTGCAATTAAACTACCATCATTCCAAGATTCGGTAGAATGTAATCTAGCCCTACCATTCGATATTATTACTGTAGGGAAGCTTCCCCTACTACCTATCCTTATACTATTACCATATCTCCCCTCTAACATCAAATCACCAATACCATATTTTGATAATTCTCTTATTTCCTTTTCGGTTGGATCTGTTCCTTCCTCGTGTAATCCATGAAAATCTAATTTTGGATTTGGTACTTTTTGTAATCTTATTATTCCAGGTCTATATGGAAATAATGGATTTTTATTTACTATCTGACTTCCATCTTGAGGTAATGAAGGGTCAGATGCTAAAGTATGATCAATATTAAAATTCGGACTACCTTCGGTATTAATAGGACCTATATAATATCCCTTACCACCAAATGTACATAATAATACCTGGTCTCCTTGTGTAGGATGATCTTGTATACCCCTCAACAATGGTATATAAACTTTAGATTCAAACTCCATCATATTCCTAGATAGAATAGTACTACCTATAGAACTAACTGCCTTCACGGCTCCTATTATTCCACCCATAGAATCAAAATCAGTCC